CGTGATGCCAATGCTTGGCGTTCTCCGCAAACGTGGCCCGTTTGCGTACGGCCGGATCAGAAGAATGCTTGGCCGCGGCGAGCTTCTTGGCCGGGATCTTGTTTCCGGATTTGACGCCTAAGTCACGATGAAGCATACCCTTATGCGATGCTTTGATGTTGATCGCCATGGTTTAGTCCTCCGATCCGCCGGCGGCCTGTTCGAACGGAGTCTTGGCATTGGCCGAGGGGAAGGCTTTCTGCAACCCCTTCTTCACCTTGCCGTGGAGCTTCCGGCGCCCTTCCGCGATCGCCTTGCCATGCATCACCTTCTGGTCCTGGAGGTGGTCCAGCGCCTTCTTATGGCGATCAGGATCAGCGGTGATCTCCTGATGCTTTTTCAAACACTCGGCGTCTCCCTCGCATTGATAATCGGGGGCGGTGTCGCTGCTGTCGCCCGTTGTGTATCCAGCCATGTCAAGTTCCTTGTTAGAAAAACTACCTACAAATTTCTTACGTCAACGACGCCACCTTCGGCGCCGGTGTCGGACGGAAAGCGCTACGCAGCGCCGTCCGGATCAGGGTCTGACTGTCATTAGCGCCGGCTTGGGCGCTCTGGTTCTGTTGCTCCTGCGGTCCTGGGGGCGGGGCGCGGACAACGCCCGGCTGTCCGTTCTGGAGGATCTGCCCCAGCCCACCACCGAGCCCGGGGTTGGGCTGCTGCGGTTGACCTTGGGCTTTGCCCGGATCTTGCGGCCCCGCCATCCGCTGCATCAGAAGCTGTTGCTGCAACTGCGGAGAATAGATCACCTCGTCCAGCCACGTGATGCCCATGTCCTTTGCCATGCGCGTCATAAACGCGAGAGCATCGAACGGAATGCCTAATCCCATAAACACTTGAGCCGCTGTCGCAACCGCCGGAATCACCTGCTGGGCGAATGCCATTTCCTGCTGGAGCCGTACCTTGCTGTCGATCCGGCCCATGGATTCGGGCTCGATTGTGAAAGTGTAGTCGAGAAAGTCGCCGCTCCGTTGCTCCGGAGTGAGTATCGTTTGAATGTCTTGCATCTGCGGCGCGATCATCCATTCGGCGCCGGGCACGGGCGCCATGACGGGCTGACGCTTCGTGAGCGGGATCTTCATCAGGGGATCAGTGTGAAAGAAGAACGAGCGACGGCGAGCCTCGCCGGCGGCCATCTGGTATACCATGTCCTTCATATCTTCCAGGCCGATGCCGCTATTCTGCTGGAGGATATTGGCCGCGGTGGCGCTGTGAGCCTCAATGTTCTGACCGCCAACCTGCGCGGGATTGCCCGCCATCATATTGAACCAATTCTCCAGAGATTGGAGATGGTTCTCATTGCTGTTCTGCTGACCCCCGAAACTGAGAGTTTTTACCGAGTCCGGGTCGTCAACCTTCACTGCTTCCCCATCACCAGCATCCTTCAACTCTTCGGCGTCGTCGGCGGCGTTCGGCTTATAGACGACGACATCTTTCTGCCGCTCTGCCTGTTCGATAATTTTCTTCGCCATACGGTTGGCGAGGATATGCAGATCGTACCACACGCCGACCATGGGCACAGGCAAGGGATTGCCCGGCACTGGCGGAGTCAGGGCAAGCAACGTGTATGGCCCTTCCTTCACGCCATAGTAGTCAGTGACGCGCAGGTATTCACTCAGTTGGACGTCTTTGTCCGCGGCGATCGTTACAATGGCATTGGCGCTGGGCACCCAGATCTCATAGATCTCAACGCAATCTTGAAGCTCGGCGTTCTCTTCCTTGTCGATGTTCCTCATCGACTGGTCCGACGCCAGATCATTAGCTCGGATGTTTTCATCGCCGCGCGCAATGCGTTCGACAAGGTCGTTTCGATATAAACCTGAATCGAGAAGCATTTTCCGGGGAACGGAAATCTTATCCCCCATGAACGTAGCGTCTCGGAACATGAAGTCTTTGCAAGACGGGTCCACCACAAAGTTATCGAAGTCGACTGAGTCCGTGTAGATAGTACCATTATCAACTGATTCCTGCCCCATGTCGTCGTCAAAGACATAGACCGAGTCGGACTGGGCGAGTCCAGTCTTGAGGATACCGAGGGTGAAGATTGCATCGACGATAGTCTTTCTGTATGTCCCTCGAATGTCGATCTTCATGTCGTGCTGATCGAGGGCGAGGCCCAGAAGGTTGGCATACTCACGCGACTGAAGATACGGGGTCATCACCGTATGCTTCGGGAAATTCATCACCATCGTCGGGAGGAGAACCCGAATGGCGTTAAAGATCAGGTTGATCGCCTTCCCGCCGACCGTCGCATCCTTGGCGTCATAGTACGAGCCAACGTATTCCTTCACAAACTGGATGCGGGCGCTCTTAAAGTTGGAGAGACGACGGGCGCCACGCGCTACCGTCTCGCAGAATTTCTTCGGGCTGATTTCGTCGATCACGCTCATCTTTTACCTCATGTACTGAAAACCAGCCGTGTGGGGAACGTCCCGTCTTTGCGCGCCTTCTGCGCCTTCTTCCACGCCGACATGCGCCCACCCACCGAGCGAAGCGGATGTTTCGCTTCGGTCTTCCGGATCTTGCCAGCATCAGCCAAGGCCCAGATGAACAGCATATCGGCGATGACGCGATCACCATGGGCTTTGCGCGCAGATGGGGATTCATTCACCAGATCCGCCGGCCCGATGCCGCCGCCCTCGTAGCTGATGTACGTCAGTGCTTCGGTCAGGGCTTGCTCTGACCGGTTGATATACTTCTGAAAAGCATAGGCACGACGAAGGAGGCCCAACGCTTCAGCTTTCTTTTCTTGGGAGGAACGAAAGCCGTATCGTTTGCCCACGCGCTGGCGTAACGTCCCGGATTGCTTGTCGAAATATACATTTGGATAATGATACACGTGCACCAACTGACGGCCAAAATCGAAACCAGGATCGCCGTTGTTCTCCCAGATAATGAGGGGGCGTCGTGAACGGCCACCAAACCATAAGGCAGCAGCACAAGCCACGCGAGCAAGTTCATAAGGTGGCGTATTGGCATCGGCAAACTCCGCAATCTTCTCGCGCGTTTCCACACAAGATACATTGATCACACTGTTGCTGGCCCCTTGGCCTTTGGAAATGTCGATCGACAAGATGTAGGTCTTCGACTGGTCCGGCCGGCGATTGACCAGATCAACCCACAGCTTCCACGGTCCACCTGTCGTGGTCCGCACATCACGGGCATTGTTGCGACGAATCGTCTGCACGATTTCATCGTCGCTGAATTTCTTTTTGAAGTTGATGGCGAGCGCTGCGCGCGGCGGCCGCGCGAACATCCGCTTGTGCTGTTCAAGCGTCGTCGCTTCAAAGAAGGTATCGCCCGACCCAACGTGGTCCATATCCAATTCGGTCGCGACTTCCTTCGGTGTACGGGCGCCACACTCGGCATCGTACCACGGGGAGCGCACTTGCCAACGCTGCATCTTATCTTGCACGGCATGGCGGCCGGCGCCCTTCTCGGGGTGCTCCCACCATGGTAGAACGAAGACCGGGATCTGCCCACTCATCCGCCACTTGCTGAAGGCGGTGCCGGCGCCATTGGGCGTGGAGCAGACCAATCGGCACGCCGTAACGTCGCGCGTGCTCTGCTTGATCGACTCCGCTTCCTTCATCTTCGCCATTTCGTCCAGGAAGATACTCGTACGGCGATCGGACGTACCCGCACTGGCGTTGCTTGACTCACCGTCAATGCGGGTCTTCGTGTCCACGTTGACGAGGTGCATGTGCTTCCGGGCGAGCTTCGGCAACATCCACTCCGGCAACCTATTCAGAACGTAGTCAATCTTGCCGAACAACGTGCCGGGATCGGCGAGACTCCCAAACGGGTAATTCTTCGCCTGCCCGTCAAGCTGGTCCACTACTTCCTCTTTGCGGGAAATCATCAGATGGGACTCATCCGGCCGGAACAATAACCGATGGGTGTAAACAATGAGGTGATCCCACGTGGCGCCCATATCGCGGGACTTGTCAGTCAGGAGTTGTTCGCCCTCGTCAATGGCATGCTCGACGCGAAGCAGGTGCTCATCCTGTATGAGCCAAGTGAGGAAGGGAAGATGGGAGTGCTGAGCTTGTTTGTTCGTGCCATCCACTCCCGGTTCAAAGACGCGGAGAGTGAAGCAAAAACTATTTACGAAAAAAAGCAGAGACTGAGAGCATGCGGTGTAGAGATCCGTTCGAAGGGACTCATCACGTTCCGCCTCCTCCATCATCTTCAAGCGCCACTGAAGATTGGCCTCTGGCGTCTTGGGGACGATCAGGCCAGTCAACGGACACTCCCAGACCGCGGGGGTCGGGAGCGTTGGAAGAACGGGCTTTTCTTGGAAGAGGTTCATGCCTAATTGTCCAAGGGATCTTTGAGAGGCTCATCCCTAAAGATATAAGTGATCTTTAGGGATAAGCCTCCTCTGGACCTTTCTTGGGGACTTGTTCAATCTGCTTCTTCACCCAATCCCGCAGATCACAGGTCAGCTTGGCCAGGGCATTCATCTGGCCCATTTCGTCCATCGCGGTGAACACCGTCATGGGGATATGCGCCCATATGAGCGGCGTCTGGCGCTCGCCATCAAACAGAGTCACTCCGATCCTCATCTGATTCACGTCCATGGTCCGATCCTTTCTTGGGGGTGTGTACCGGGGGCGGGGACTTTTTCGCGGGGCTGACTAACGCGTTTAAACGTTGCTTCGCCAAATCGCGTACTCGGTCCACCGCCCTAATTCCGGCCTCTTGCTCTTGCACTGCGGGGGCGGCCCTGCCTTCAAGCCGTTCCCAAAGAAATTGTTGCGTCCAGGCAACGGGAGGATGATCGATCTCGATTCGATTTCCGTGTTCATCCCGTTTGGTTTCTTTCCATCCGAGGGCTTGGCGCCAGATCATTTCGGCCAACAGTCGTTCCCGGGTCACAGGCGTACCGTCATCCGTAATCGTTACGGCCTGACCCGCTAGACGTCGAAGCTCTTCCGTCAGTCGTTTTCCCCGCAGCACTTTTGCCCCATGCTCGGGGCCACGAGCCGCGGTATCAGGGGTGTTCGGCATGGGCCTCCAAATACTCCGCAACAATCCCGAGACATCAGTCGGCCACGATCATCTGATTCACACTACCAGCCGCCATATCTGGCGCGACTACATGACGAGTCGGAGCCGCAATCGAATCCGGGTCGACCCAAGTCAATGTTAGCGAGTAGACGACATGATGGATACTAGGGCTCAGAAAGTGGTGAGAGGGGTTGCACGTGATCAACACAATCCAACGCCCGGGGTACTTTTTCTGTAAAACCAGAACCTCGGCTTCGACTGGAATCGGGGGGTCCGCAACGCGTACCGCGTCGTTTCCCTCGGCTTCCCAATGATCAGGGTGAAGGCACCATTCGCCGTTTACGTCGCCGCCATGGCAGAAAACCACCACGGCGCCAGGAAAACGCGGTTCAATCGCCTGATCCCAATCCGCGATAGACTGCCGCATTGTCTCGCAGAGGAGAACGTTAACGCAATGGCGTGACGCGAGCAGCCATGCCTCACCAGCAGCGCCGAGCATAAACATGAACGACAGGAACAAAACCATCAGGATCTTTTTCACAGCACACCCCCATTCCAGGCGTTATTCCCCGACCCGGCTGTAAGAGGGGCTTTGTACCCGGCCTGCGGACCGTGGGTGACTTCGACGATGCGGCCGGTTCCGCTGATCACGACGTCAGTGCTTTCCAACGACGTCGCGGGGTCGAACAAGTAGAGCTTGTTGGCCGTAACGCAGGAGTAACCCTCCGCCGGCAAAAGCGCGCCCTGGGTGCCGAGGTTGACGGCGATGGAGAACGCGACGACCACGCCCGTAGTGGGGATGGCCGCCGGGGTGCTGGACGCCTCAATGATATAGGCCAGATCAGAAGTATCGGCCGCGGCGTCAGTGTTGAAGTTTATATCGTCAATAACCAAACGTTGATAGGCTTGGAGAGTGACGACGTTGTCGTTGGCGTCGAGAATTGGAATTGCGACGGCTTCAGCGGCTGGCTTTGCGGAATACGCGAACTTGATCGGTACCCCAGCGCGACGATTCATACTCATCATTCACCTCGTTCTAAATGGGTGAGGGCCGTGCCATCACCAACGGATTGTCCAGAGAAGCGCCCGGGTCATTCGGACCCCCGTGCGAACCAGTTGCGGGAGGAAGAAGACCCACCGGACGCCGGCGGGGGGAATGTCCCCTGGCCGGCGTTGTAGTGAGTCGTGACCTGGGACTGGGTAAGAGCGAAGTCGTAGTAGGCGACTTCGTCAAGATCCCCCTTATAGAAGGGAGTGTTGCCACCCGATTCACAGTTGCCCCCAACTCCGAATTGTTTACCAATCGTCGCCACCATCGGCCCGGGCACTTCGGTGTCGACTAACACGCCGTCGATGTAGCATTTGGCGGCGGGCGCGATCCCATCGTAGAAGTAAGTGCCGACGAAATGGTGCCAAGCTCCGTCATCCGTCGGAAGATCATTCCCGACGCTCGTGCTAAACGTATCATTGAGTTGGAAATCGAACGTGTCTTCGTCTTGACTCAGGACAGTGGAGTCCCCCCACCCGAAGACAGTCCCATTTAGATCAGTAACGTTCGTGTCCTTGTACCAGCACTCAAATGAAAATTGCTGAACTCCAGAGGTGTAACCAGGGATGTGATCTTGCAACGTGGCGCCGAGCGTACCGACCTGAGTGGCGCCATCAAACCCTACTGCCGTATTGGTGTTGCCCACCAGGGCGCCGGTGACACCAAGGGTGGGGGAACCGACGTAGACGCCGTTGTTCCCATTGCCCGACGAGTCATTCATCACCGTCCCGCTGGCTTCACCGAGCCGCAGGTAAATTAGTGGGTGGTCGGCGAGAATGATCGATTGATAAGTCATTTCGGCTCCAACAGGTATCTCGCCGCCGATTCCAGCAAAAGAGGGCTATCCTGGAAGTTACCGATCCCGACATTACAGTTGAAGCACAACAAGCCACGAATGAATCCGGGATCGCCTTTCTTCTTACTATGGTCGTGGTCTACATGTAGTCGACGCCGCCAGCATCGCGGCCGCGAACAGGCACAGCAGGCCAAACAGGTAGAGGGTGTCATTCATCGCGATCTCCCTTCCAAGGTGTGTATCTACGATGGACCGAATCGGGGCCATTATATGAACGACACGCCACCCAATCGCGGAGGCGCCGCATCCGTCGCGCGCGATCAGCCAACTTCTGGCGCTTACGCACGTTACGACAATGGCCCCACCACAGAACGCGGATGAGCGCGATAGCCGTCAGGGACATGAGGCACCAGAACAAAACGGGCATTCGCGCACTCCAGGGAAGGGCACACCTCAAGCATACACTACGATGGGCAACCTGTCAAGTCACTTGGGGTACTCAATCTGCCCCGTCTTCCAGTTGAATACGCCCTGCGCCTCCCTAATCTCTTTCGCGCGCTGGGCTTCCATCTCGGAGCTAACCGGATTCTGGCCGTCGCTTACAAAATCCTTGTCCTTAAACTCTGCGGATTCGGAGTCTAGGAATTCATCATTGCGAATGCTTGGACCAGCGCCCCCATAAACCGGTGCGGCCAGAAAAGCACCCAGCTTCATGATCGCGCGCTGCCCCTCCGGGGTGCTGGCCGTCAGGCCGGAGGCGGGAATCAGGGTAAGCGCATATGCTTCACGGGCGGCTTCCGCGGGGTCTATCTTATTGCGCTGAGCAGTGCGCTCCCGTTCCACCAGGGATCGGATGCCGATCAGGTTGCCATCGGGCGTCGGCTGGGGTTGGCCCTGCTTCTCCGCCCAGATACAGTCGTCCTTATATGATGCCTCCCGTTCCCCCAACTGCCGGACATGATACGCGTGATCTTCAGCGGCGTCACGATCAGCCTGGGCGAGAAGCTTGGTCTTTGGCTTCAACTCGTCAAGGACGCGCTGTGTCACCGTCTTCCAGTAATACGCGTCACCCTTGCGGTAATCGGGGCGCACCGCCAAGGTCACGTCGAAGCCCACTTTGTCGGACAGCATCTTGGCGTTGATGCCCTGCTTGAATCCCTGCGCCAGATAGACGTAGGTTTCCAGGGTGTTGAAGTCGCCCCCATCTTTCCCCGTCAGGTTGCGGAGGTGCTCCTCCCAATCAGGGTCAGGTGCGGGGGCGTCATCAGCGACGGGGGTCGGCGTGTATGGCGGAGGCGCATACGGTGGCGGAGTTTTAGTCGGCGGAGTTTTAGTTAAACGGGTTGGTTGAACCGCGTATTGAGTTAACTTAATTTTCGCCCGGTCCCGATGGCCGGTGATGCAGGGAATGGAGACCCCGTATTTCGCGGCCACGGTTTTTAGCGTTTCTCCGGCGGCCAGCATTGAAAGCGCGTCTGCAACCAACTGCGGCGACATCTTTGAAAAACCACGAGCCATGTTGAATTCTCCTAAACAGGTAGCGGTGCTATCCCCTTGAACTAACTATACCACGGGAATAGGTTAAACGCAAGTTGAATCGTTAAGCTAATTCAATGCAACTCATGAAACTAATTCAGTTGAATTAGCTTAACGATTCAACTTAGGGATTTAACCTAATTCAACCTTGAATTAGTTTAGTTGAATTAGTTGAATTCGATTTTATATGTAGTTTTCTGGCGACTAAAGAGTCACCTGGAGTCCCTAGGCCTGGAGGCAAAGGTGACACCCCCAACTCCTTTATCCACAAGGGGTTATGGATGATGGGAGTAATAAACGGTACATTGTGAAATAAGGACTTACGTGCATTTTGAGTACTCAAAGTCGTTCAAACAACTGTTGCAAGTGGTAATAGTCCAATGCTGTACCATCTCCATACGCTCTCTCGCCGACCCGGAAAACTTTTCTCCCTCCTGATGAATCGTCGTCGTCATCGTCGTCGTCAATTCAACTCCTTATCCTCTATATACTTATACTTTTCTTACCCGCGAAAATACAAGACAATACCTATTACCGATAAGCTGAAAACCGACGACGACGATAACGACGACGATTCATGCTTGACCACAGAGAAATTGTATCGTATGATATTTTCGTATGGTTGAATTAGTTAACCATGACCCGCCCGGAACGGTCTTCCGGATTTGAAAAAGGAGCATTCACTATGAACAAGATACCTGTATCGCCCCTCGTGGCTCGCATCCAGAACCTCGCCGATGAGCATATATGCCCCGTTGCCAGGGAACTTTCCAAGGCGCACAATTGTTGCGTTTGGGTGACACTGGACAATTGTGGCTTTCCTCGTTTGGAGCAACGTGATTACCCAACTGGCATCGTCATAAGCCAGTACGAAAACGGGAAGCACGGCACGCGTTTGGAGTACGAACCATGAAAATATCACAAGTGCCAGGAGACCGAACCCGCCGAATTCCGGCCGCAGAATTCCAATTTAGGCACTTGACACACCAATTGAACCCGCTATTATCCTTTTATCAATCGAGTGATTGATCCGCCCGGCTGCGCTCGATATTTCAATTCGTCGGTTTCGCAGCGAAGAGCGGAAGTCGATTTGCTCGCCGATTCCTTATTAGGGAGAAATGCAATGAAAGTACCATCGCGTAACGTGCAACTGTCTAGTGGCAGGATGATTATCCATCTTGTGAACCAAAATGGTTCACAAGATGCTATCCCGCTTACCGGACCAGCGGAAATGACGGAGGAAGAATTCCGGGAGTATGCTAGTATCCTTCGGGACCGTTCACGTGCTACACCGCGGCGGTCGCCGCCGATTCCTTATTAGGGAGAAATGCAATGCATTCGAAAACACTGACGTACGATCTGCGGCGTTTCCATGATGGGGTGGTAATAGGTGTGTGCAAATCAGGGCTTGCGAAGACCGGCCAGCAGCCGGAGGGGTGGCATAGGCTCGGATCGCTCCCTCACGACGCCTATGAATTGTTCCTCGATCACCAAGGGGAGGGGGAGGAGACTACGGTATTCGCGGAGAGAGCACGCCGCAACCGCTAGTGCATCGACTCCCCGCCCCCTATCGCCGTAGGGGGTTGGGTGTCGCCGCATTGGGGAATTGTGATTCCCCTCGCAGTGTGGTGTTGCCGCAAACCACCATGCTGTATTATGACATCACAAGAGCACCAACTAGCGATGATTGCCGCGTGGCAACTTCGCACGCATTGGAGCATACGACGATGAAATGGCATGAGATCCCGGACAATCCCAAACGCCTGGCAATCGTTCAGGCGTTGCGTGATGGAATGGGCCTGAAGGACATCGCCGATAGCTTCCAATGCTCTGATCGCACAATCGCTAAGATTCGAGATGCGGCGGGAGAACCCCGACGCCCATGTGGGCCTCATCCGGCCCCACGTGTCATCGCCTCTGATGATTGCGTGCATACCGCTCAAATGGGGCTTTGTCGATTCTGCAAACGCAGGCTTCCCGCTGAAGGGGCGAAACCCATCGGCGATGTAGTGACTCATGTAGTCGTAGGGCTCATCTGTCCAAAGTGCTATGCGGGATTTTCCGCATTCGACCCCATGACATCTGTGGGATTGGCATGCTTCTTAGAGTTGATGCGATATGGAGACGAGCACGTGCGTACGCTCCACGCCCATCCTGATGACGCGTACGGCGATGATTTCGGCCCCGATGGCGAACAGCATCGTGTTACGGCCGATGGGAAGACGTACTATGTGGACAGCAACAGCAAAATAATTCCCGTTTGACAGATGTGGAAAATGGTATAGCTACTACTGTCCCGCCTACTCACACGGGGAGGCTGTCGGCATAGTGCGGGCTCTGCGAAGTGTGGGCCATGACGCTATGTGGGAAGGGCCAGCGTGCGTTGATTTGCTTTGTAGCGGATCATGGTGTATAGTACAGTAACGAAACAACAGGCGAGCAATCGCCGTTCACATAGAAAGTAGGGTATCAAAATTTTCGCAGTCAACAGCAATCGAA